CACTAGAAGGCACAAACAATTCCGGCCCCATCTCACCCACCAAGTAAGACCCACCACCAGCGACAGGGCCACCACCAGCCCTGCGCCCCTTCAAAGGAATATCACGCGCCGGTCCACCCACATCAAAGCCACCATTCTGCAAACGCTCATAGGCGGTCCTCACCGCGTTCAAGCCATCAGCCAAGCCCCTCATGGCGTCTTTCAATCTCTGCACAGGGTTTAGGTTCTTATTCAGGAACTCCACAATCCCAGGAGTGTCACCCTCCCAGTCACCAAACAATCCAATGACCTCATCGGTGAAGAACGCAAGGTCCCCCATGACTGAAGCCACATCTTGAAACAAAGGCAGAATGTCACCCACCGCATCTAAGAGCAAAGGTGCAAGCACGCCAACCAGTTCGCCTAGCTGTTTCACAGTCTCCTCAATCTCAGGCCACATCTCTTGGAACTTTGTGATGATGTTAGCAAGCACTTCACTCGTCAAGAACTTGTCAATCGCATTGAAAATGTTTATGAAACCCTGCTCAATGTAAGGACCGTTGTCCTCCATCCACTTCTGGAAGTTGTCCAAGTGAGGGAGCAAAGTCTCAAGGATGGACCCACCAATTTCAATCAAACTATCCTTAGCGGTAGCCATAGCCACAGCAAACTTGTTCTGCGCGGTATCTTGCACCACATCAAAGGCTTGCTGGGTCATACCAGCAGCATCATTGACAACCCCAAAGGTTTCAGCAATAGTCTGAGCATCAGCATCAAGTATCTGGAAGGCCGCAGAAGAAGCTTCACTCGACCCAAGCAAGCGGCCTAGCTGCTCACGGTTCCCACCCAACTTCTCATCGAGCATGTCAAGCGCAGCAGGCAAACCCTGGTTCGCAATCGCATCACGCATATCAGCAGCAGACAGCCCGACACTGTCAAGCACCTTCTGTGCCTCAGCCGTAGGAACAACAAACGCCCTGAACAGTGCTGACATCTGAGTAACAGATTGTGCAGCATCAGTATTAGTTCGCGTTAGGAGCGCAACCGCGCCACCCATATCCTCAAGAGTTGAACCAGCCTGTTTTGCAAAGGGCAACACACGACCAATAGAAGCCGCAAAAGCAGAGGTTTCAAAGTTACCAGCCCGAGCCGTAGCAACGATCACATCCGTTGCATCAGCCGCATCAATAATGTCAGCGCCATAAGCGTTCACCGCACCAGACACAGCACGCGCAATGTCCTCAGTTTCACCCAGGCCAGCAGTCGCAGCTTTCAGCGAAAACTCCAAAGCCTCCATAGCAGCAGCGCCACGCAAACCCGAGGAGGCAATGACGAACAAACCCTCACCGGATTCGAGCGCTCCCTTGCCCGTTTCAACGCCCAAGCGCCTAGCGGCCTCGGCCAGCTTATCTAGTTCTTCACCAGTGACACCAACCAGACCCTCCACCTTTGCGATGGAACTCTCAAACTGTGAAGCCTCCCGCACCGATGCCACACCCACAGCAGAGATAGCAGCAGCCGCAACCTTCGCCACATCCGCAGCGAAACTGCCAAACTTGCTCAGCGCGTTACGCGCATTGTTCAAACCCTTATCATCAAACTTAGTAACAAGAGGAATAAAAATAGCCATTAGACACCGCCCCTAATCCGTGAAAGCTCAGCATTAGCATCCCGCATAAACTGATTGATCGCCTGCTTACCCAACCCCTCAATCCTGCGATGCTTCTTCAACGCAGAATCAAACACAAAATAACCACCAGTTCCCTTGATAGGTTTGAAAGCCCTAACACCCCTATTGAACGCCTTACCCTGACCAGTCACCCTGTGTTGCAAACCAGGATAACCACCACGCTCATACACCTTAGAGAAACGTGAACCAGGGCGCTTCGAAGATCCGGCAAGCTCCGCATAATCAAAACCAATACCACCAGAACCCCGAGTGCCCCCAGTGAACTTCATACCCAACAAACGATTACCACCACCACGCGCACGCCCAGGAGTAAACGACACAGAAGATTTAGGCACACCAGTCCACCGAGTCACACCATTATGATTCATCCCCGACAACGGTGCCTGCTGAGGAACCTCCCCAGCAATCTCTTTAGCAATCGGCAAAATGTTCGCCCGCATATGCTTACGCAACTCATTGAGTGCCTTACGGTCTAAACCACGAAGTTCCTTCGTTACCGAGGCAACACCCTCAACGCGCATCTGTGTAGAAAGCAAGACAGCTCCAATCCTGCCTCTATTCTATCGCCTGCCCTTGCGTGGCTTTCGAGAAGCATTAGCCTTAGCAACAAGAGCACGCTGCAAAGTGAACAACATGCGAGGTTCTAAAGAAAGCAACTCAGTAGGACTAATACCAGTTTCAACAGCGATCTGAGCGATAAGCCAATGAGCCGAGGTTTCCCCCAGCCCCTTCATTATTTTGGGCTAGCCGCCTCAACGCCTTCCACAGACTCAACCCACTTATCAAACGTGTGCTTAGTTTCACCAGTGCGCTTCAACACATGCCAACCCAACCACAACAGGTGTGTGATTTTCATGTCAGCGTTCAACCGCGAAACACTAATGTCAAACTGTGCCTCAAACGCAACAAGGTCAGCAGCAATGCCACTGACCTCGGAGCTTGTACCGTCAAGAAAAGTAACTAGGAGATTGAAGTTCATAACCCAGATACTACCCTAAATTAGGAAGTAGCGCGGGTTACATCCCCAGACACGGGCCACGTCACATCTTGTGTAGCCAAATCCCCAACGTTCGAGCCGAACGGGGTGATCTGTGTGCACAAAGCGTTGAAGGAATAGCTGGGGTTTCCACTTCCAACAGCAGCCGAGGTGGGCTTGATAACAATAGCCAACTCAGTTCCCAAAGCCGTGTGCAAGGTTTCATCCACAGCCGAGGCTGCGAAGTCCTGGTGGAACGAAAGCGTAACGCTTGCATCCTGCAAACCGGCAATGTAGGTGCGAGCTGAATCACCAAAAGCGGTGGTTTCCAGTTGCTCCTTGCTGATGTCCAATGTGACCGCAGCGAGGCTGTCACTGAAATCAGTGCCCCCAATAGTAATCTCGAAATCTGTAGCTGCGAAAACTGCCACAATGTCTCCTTATTCTGCGTAAACGACTGCTGAAAACTCAGCTGCCAAGTATTGTTGCTCCCCTAATGTTATCGCACCAATGTTAGTCATCTCCTGAAGCCTGACATCGAAAGCGTTACCACCAAGAGTCTTATCTGACTGAATAGCCTGCTTGATCCCACCAGCCCCAGTGGAAGCGTAAGCGTTCAATCTGGCCTGTGCTGTACGCTCCGACACGCGCCCCACAATGACCGTAATAGTGAAACTGTAAAGCGCTAACCCCTGCTTGAACGCCTGATCATAACTAACATTATTCAACTGCACCACAGCGATAGGAGGGGAAGGGTTATCAGGGAGGTCAGCAGCGGTTCTAAGCCCCGAAATGGTTGCAAGGTTAGTTGCCAACCCGTCACGAATATCACTGATGCTCACGCCATCCTCACCCTTCTGAAGGGCATCAGGAGCTTCTCAACATCAGGATCCACACGCCCCACACGCATCACACCCAAATCACCAAAGCCCATCACGCCAGTAGGGGAATCGTAACGCTTGAATTGGCGCATCGAAAGAATAATGCACGCTTGTTTGATAGCAGTAGGGATAGAAGCAAACCCAAACACACCCACGATCTGCACCGAAGCCTGCTGAGCCTCCACATTGCGTGGCTGATAGATAGGGAACAAATAGTCACCCACAGCGCTCACAGTGTTGAACGGGGTTTCAATACCGCCCGCGATCCCATTCAAAGGGGAAAGCTGAAAGTCTGAGGTTGTCCAAGTCTGATCGAACGTGCCATCACCAGCAGTATCCACCTTCAAAGTAGTCACAGTTTGAATGTCATCAGTGTAAGTAGTGAACGAATCAGTAGGCAGGTAAACCCGTGTGGCGCTTGTCGAGTAAAAGAACCGTTCGCACCAACCATCAATCTCACGCGATGCTGCCTCAATGCTTATCTCAAGCAGGGCATCATCTACTGTGTCTGTAATTCTTAGCGCTGCCTTCACATCAGAAAGTGTGGCATAACCGTTTTCAATAGCCATGTAAATCCTCCAGGTTCTATTCTACCCGTCACCTTGTGTCCACTAACGAGGAAACCCCCCACCGCCCGTGATAGGCGATGAGGGGTTTCTGTGAAACAGACTAGGCCTGAATCAGGTACTTGATGTGGTCTGCACCGTTGGCAACACCAGCAGCAACACGGTAGGTGAAGCGGTAGCCGGTGATGTCGTTTGCGAAGTAAGCATCGCTCGACACAGAGGTTTCCAAACCAGTGGTTGCAATCTTCACCGAAGGCCAGTGACCAAACAGTACAGACTTGTTTCCAGTGGTAGGAGCATCCACAGCAGGGTTCTCGTAGATAGGCATGCCGAGAAGAAGGTCAGGGCCTCCAACTACGGGGTCAAGAATGTAAGCACCGTTACCATCCTTGAGCTTGCGGATTTTTGCGAGAGTTGCAGTGTTAGCCATGAAGCCAGCACCAGGCAACATGCGTGCCATACCATCAACCGAGAAAGCCAGTTCAATCAGCTCATCGGTGGTGATTTCCGTTGCAGAAGCAGCGGTAACACCCGCACCGGCAACAGCTTCAACAGCAGTGTTCACAATGGTGTTCACGCGAGTACCGATAGCAACACCAGCGTTCTCAGCAATAGAGCTTTCGATGTCGAAACCAGCGTCACTGATCAGCTCGTTAGCGAGCTTGACAATGAAGCCCTGCTTGGCAGGCTGAAGAAGCAGAGAACTGTAGGTGTTCTCGGACTCATCCATCGCTGCACCAGCTGCGGTTTCAGTTGCAGTGCTGTAAGCCGTCATCACAGGAATACGCAAATCGTTCCCCGAGTCCCTTTGGAAAACCTCAGAAGTTTCGAGGTAAGGGCCAACGAGCTTAGCAAGAGCGTAAACACGGTCAAGGAAGCTAACAGGAACAGTGTTAGCAGAAGGAACTAGCGTTGCACGCTGCTCCATCGTAAAGTTGTGTCCACGAACCTCGCCACGAGCCATTGAAAGG